CGGGATATGCTCTCAATTCCCAGGCTCTTGGCCAGCTTCTCCATTTTACGAGTGGATACTCCTTGTACAAAAGCTTCCTGAACCACCTGGATTAATGCGACTTCACTACGCTTGCGTTCTGTCACGAAGAATGGGATGTAGCCTCCCTTCCTGACCTTGGGAACCATGAGATACATGGTTCCCAGGCGGGTATCCAAACGCCGTGGCCGAAAGCCGCAGCGATGGCTGCTGCGCTCTTGGCTTTGTTCGTGCTTTTCTGCACCTATCTTGCTGGAAACTTCCACCTCCATGATTTGCTGGCACAGCCATTCCAGCATGCTGAACATCGGATCCTCGGTACCCATGAATTGGAATAGCATTCCCTCGATATTCGTGGTATCCTTGTGTTGAGCCATTGGGGTCTCCCTCCTAATGAATGTCGTAGCAACATCCATTGTATCGGAGTCCCAGTGGCTTGCCCATTCTTTTCATCAAGGGCAAAGATGCGAACTTTATTGTACTCTACCGATATTTGCACTAGATGAAATTTTACGTTTCGTTATGTTTCATATTCTTCATTTATTCTATTTATCCAACATATAAGCCTCCCTAACATAAGCTAGCACAAACTCTTGATGAGCCAAGAGTGTAAGTTTTCCTCTGATTGCACTGTGCACTCTTGCACTCTTATACTTCGATATCCATAGTATTTTTAAATCGAAAAACAATTCGCCCATCATGATACACCGTGGCCGTATCAAGCAGCGTAACCCATAACCGCTCATCCCGCCACTCGTCTAAAACCTGTGGTTGCTTAGCCAGTTCCGAGATAAACTTCTTCAATTCTTTCCCCCGGCGCATTCTTTTTTCTTTCTCCGTTTCCAGCGACTCATATCGTTCCAGAGCCTCATTATAAAGTTTTTCGATCCTATCGGTTTCCAAAGCATACGCATCCTGTGACTGCGCAACGGATGCGTTCTTTTTGATGTGTTCCTGCATTAACCCGGCAGCAGCTTGCATCTCATGTTGCATATGCTGTATTCCAGCATCTAGCTCAGATGTATCACAAAGCATCTTCATCATTTCCTTGCAATCAGCAATGACCCGATCGCGCTTACCGATCAGCTGATTGTAAGCAACCAGGAATTTCTCCTTGATCTCTTCCTCCGTGAGTTTTGGTGTTTTACAGCGTACCTTGTTTTTGAACTTGCTGTTGCACTGGTAAATCACGCTGCGGTAATCGTCCGTGGAGTGCCAGACCTTCCTGCCATAATAGCTGCCGCAGTCGCCGCAGATCAGCTTGGAATGAAATGCCGTATCGCTATAACCTCTGCCCAGCTCCTTACGCCGTGCGATCTCCTGCTGGACGGCCTCAAACTGCTCCGGGCGGATAATGGCTTCATGCGCGCCTTCAACAATGTACTGGGGCACCTCCCCTTCATTCTTTTTCATCTTTTTCGTGAGAAAATCCACGCAATAGGTCTTTTGTAAGATCGCGTCCCCCTTGTACTTTTCATTGCGCAGGATACTCCCCACTGTGGATGCCTGCCATTTCTGCTTCCCGGTTGGGCTATGAATATTCCGCTCCATCAGATAGTTCGCAATGCCCTGCGTGGTTTTTCCCTCAAGGAAAAGCTTGTAAATGACGCGTACAATGGTTGCCTGCTCCGGTACGATCCGCAATGAACCGTTTTCACCTTTTTCATACCCCAGGAAGCTCGAATACGCTACCGTGACCTTCCCCTCTGCAAATCGCTTTCGCTGGCCCCAGGTCACGTTTTCGGAGATCGACCGGCTCTCCTCCTGTGCCAGGGATGACATGATCGTCAGCAACAGCTCGCCCTTTCCATCGAAGGTGTAGATGTTCTCTTTCTCAAAATAACACTCACAGCCGGCTTCTTTCAACTTCCGGATCGTAGACAGGCTGTCGACCGTATTCCGCGCAAACCGACTGACGGACTTCGTGACAATCAGATCAATTTTCCCGGCCAGCGCATCCCGTATCATGGCATTGAAGCCATCACGATGCTTGGTAGCCAGTCCGGAGATCCCCTCGTCCGTATAGACATTGACATAGGTCCATTCCGCGTGACTCCTGATGTAATTTTCGTAATGCTTCACTTGGGCTTCATAACTGGTCAACTGTTCATCGCTGTCTGTGGATACCCGGGCATAGCCTGCTACACGACGTTTTTTCATCGAGTGGGCAGATAGGGATGTAAACCTGTTCTTGGTTGCCGGAATCGTCGTTACGGTTGGCATGCGTTCCTCCTCAATCGGATATTCGTCTGTTCTCTGGCTTTTTGTTTCATTTCCTCTGTCCAGCTTTCTCGCCGGGAACGATGTGCCCAGATACGCTCTGTTTGATGCCCGTCACGAAAAACGAACACAAGATGGTTGTCAGCCGGTACCTCGATATGGTCGATCTGGGAATCAAATTCATCATCATCCCAAATATCTGTACCCAATACTTCTACAGAAACGTCCTTAAGAATATCTTCTGGGATCTTCCTGGCTCTGCAATATGAAGTTCCTCGCTCCTGATACGTACGGCAGTTCCATCCAGGAACGCCTTTGACGGTCACCCGCTTGAACGTATTCCCGCATTTCCCGCAGATGATTTTTCCTGAAAAGACTGTTTGTCTCGGCTTGGCCCAACCTTTGGCCCTATTCTCCAATTCCACCAGAACGGTCTGTACCTGCTGAAAGGTATCCTCGTCCACAATGGCGGGATGAGAATTTCTGACATGATACTTTGGTAATTCGCCCGTATTGCAGATGATTTTCTTCTCCAAATGATTATTGACAAACCGTTTCTGCAGCAGAGCGTTCCCAGTCAGCTTCTCGTTGGAAACCAGCGCTCTGATCGATATGGAGTTCCATCTGCCCCCTAGCCGCGGTTGGATCCCTCTTTTATTCAAATCCTGGCTTATGGCGGTCAGTGATTCACCGGAAAGGATCCGTTGCATGATCTCCCGAACAATGGCGGCTTTGGGCTTATTGATTTCAATCGTATCCTTTGTGATTGTATATCCGAACATGAATCGCCAGTTCATGAGCTCGCCTCTGGCAAAGCTAGTCCGAATCCGCCATTTCTGATTTTCGCTGGAGGAGAGACTTTCCGCCTGTGCGTAAGACGCCAGGATCGTGAGCATCAATTCCCCTTCCCCGGACAGGCTGTGCAGATTCTCTTCCTCAAAGAAAACATCCACGTCCAACGTTTTCAGTTCCCGGACAACTTCCAGCAGCGTCACCGTATTCCGGGCGAACCGAGAGATCGATTTCGTAATCACCAGATCGATACGCCCTGCACGGCAGTCTGCAAGGAGTCTTTGGAAATCGACTCTGTCATCCTTGGTGCCCGTAACAGCCTCGTCGGCATATACACCCATGTACTGCCATCCCGGGTGCTGCTGGATCATCTGACTGTAAGCGCTGACCTGCGCTGAGAGCGAATGCAGCATTGCATCTTTGCCGGAGGATACCCTGGCGTAGGCGGCAACGCGTTTGGGCTTGATCAGAACAGGCTTTTGCTGCACTTGTTTGACGGTGATCGGCATTCAGACACCCCCTTCGTAGTATGGCATGTTACCTCCGCTGGCGAGTGTTATCAAGTCCATGTCCCGATGAATATCGCCATATGCCAGACCATATTTCTCAGCCATCGACTCCTCAATCTTGAGTAGTCCCGCTTCTGATATGAGACCGCGTTTCATCATAGTTCGCGCCTGCGCCATTGCGGATTGGTAGGCAAGGATCCGCTCAAATTCAGTCACGATGTTCACCTGACTGGAAGCGGTCTGCGATATAGCAAGCATGGGAGCAGTACTTCTTTTCACCATTTCGGCGCATCCGGAATTCATGATGGCAGTAGGCACAAATCCCGGTAAACGCCAGCGTTTTCTGCTGGTGATGATTCCACCAACGCGTACGGCAAGCATCTGAGCAGAAACGCCGCGTTGGACGTTTATAGGTATCCATCGCCTTCCCGCACTGCGCACAAAAGGCTCTGCCCTCCTTCTCTGTGCTCCTGTACAGGTAGGACTTCACAGCACTTTTGGATAATCCCATCGTTTCTGCAATGGCGGTAATGCTCTCTCCCTGCTGAACCAAACGATCGATGGTTGCTTTCTGCTTGTTCGTCATAACCATCCCTCCCATTCCGAGGAACGCTTTATTCCTCACCCCCTTTGGAAAGATAGGTGCCGTTTTGAACGAAAAAAAACAGAAAAAAAGCAGCGATTCAGAAAATATTTTGAATCGCTGTGTTCTTGTTTGTGGTTTCCGAAAATCCGTCAGGCATCCAGAAGTCCTTATTTTATATGCATAAGTTGCACTGCCCAGTATTGGGCTTGCAGAAGTCTTTCAATATATCCGCGCCCGGGTCTACCTGCGCCCCATATTTAGTGCCTTGACAAAACCTCACTCCAGTCACATACTCTAAAGCGAACATATGTTCTATTTTGGAGGTGAAAACATGGAACGGGTCATCCTGCACGTGGACGCCAACAGCTATTACGCCTCCGTGGAATGCCTGTATAATCCTGATATCCGGAACAAACCAGTCGCTGTTGGCGGTGATGTGGAGGCCCGCCACGGGATTATTCTGACCAAGAACCAGATTGCAAAGAAGTATGGTATCAAGACCGGCGAAGCGATCTGGCAGGCAAAGCAAAAATGCCCCGGTCTCATCTGTGTTCCCCCGGATTTTGGACTGTATATTCGTTTCAGCAAGCGCATGCGCCGGATGTTTGAAGAATACTCCGACCGCGTTGAGAACTTTGGATTGGATGAAGCCTGGATTGACCTGACCAATCGCGGTATCACTATAACAGATGGCGAACGACTGGCACATGAAATACGCGAGCGCATTAAGGGCGAACTGGGGATCACGGTATCGGTCGGCGTGAGCTATAACAAGATCTTTGCCAAACTGGGCAGCGACATGAAAAAACCGGATGCTGTCACCGTCATCCGAAAGGATGATTACCGGGAAAAGACCTCGGGGTTGCCGGTAGAAGATCTGCTGTATGTCGGCCCAGCAACCAGGCGGAAGCTCCAAGATATCAACGTGCTGACAATTGGCGCACTGGCGCAGGCGGATACGGATACCATCTCGTATAAGCTCGGAAAAAACGGCCTGATACTGCAGGCTTTTGCCAATGGGCTGGATCAATCCCCGGTTATGCACATCGATACCCGTATGGCGATCAAATCAGTAGGCAACAGCACCACCCTGCCCTATGATATCGAAACGCTGGATGACGCGAAGTGCGTATATTATCTGTTGGCAGAGAGCGTCGCCGCCCGGCTGCGCGAGAACGGTTTCCGGTCGCGGTGCATCAGCATCAGCACCAGGACCACGAAGCTGATCACCGGCGGATGCCAGCGTTCCCTGCAGCATAATACGAATCTGACCGATGAAATCGCGGAAACGGCGATGGAGCTTTTCACAGAGCGGTTTGCTCGGCATCTCCCCTATCGCAGCGTCGGCATCAGTTGCTCGATGCTCACTCCGGATACCGAGCCCGTGCAACTGGATCTGCTGGGAGATGAACTGAGCAGGCTGCAGCGCGAACGAATGGAGCGGTCCATCGACAGCCTGCGCCATCGGTACGGGCATCAGATTCTGCAGCGCGGCATTGTGCTGACGCATCAGCGCTTTGCCGATATCAATCCCAAGGAAGACCACAATATTCATCCCGTGCCATTTTTCGCCGGATGAGTAAGTTTATAGGAGATGATGGTCATGACAGCCAAACGGGAGAATCAGTACAAGCAATATGTCAGTGTCCGGGCAGACCACCTGCCGGACGGAACCGTATTGCCGCGGATCTTCAAGTTCACGGATGCCCGCGGCGATCCTGTCAGGTGCCGCATAGACGCGGTGCTGGATATCCGGGAAGCCCCAAGTCTAAAGGCAGGAGGGCAAGGCATACGCTATACCTGCAGAATTGGAGATAAGCGAGTGTACTTATTTCACGATGATCTGTATTGGTTTATAGAACTGTAAAAAGGGAACCCGGCAGAACGGTGTTATCGAAATCGAAAGGAACTGCCTATGAAGAAAATGAAGTGCCCAAACTGTGGGCGAAGGGCTTGTGATATTTCGAAGCTGCCGAAAGAAAGAGTAACGGTTTCCGTCAAATGCCCACAGTGCGGTAAGTTTGTCACCATAACCTGTAACGAACAATCAGAAATCCTGGCTGAAGAGAGTAACACAACAACAATGGCGAAGGGGGGAATCCTCATGATATAGACCCGGGGAGGCAGGCAGCAGCTTTTTAGCAAGTCGCCAGCCGTTTAAACGTAAGTCCTCTGTCATACCGAGCAATGGAGCCGAGTGCGAGTTACCGAATAGCCGGATGATTACGGAATGCAAATTCCTGATCATTCGGCTATTTGTTTTTCGTGACACTCGGCTTTTTTTGATGGTTCGGCTTGGCTCCTGGATTAGAAAGGAGCCAACCCTATGGCAGCCCATAAGAATGAAAAACAATACTTCATCAAACTCAACGATGACCTTATCCCCGTTTCGAAAGAGGTTTATATCTGGCATAACCGCTGGGTCGCCAACCAGCGTCATTATGCCCGCCGTGACGGGAAATGCTCGCATGCGGACTATCACTTCTGCGACGGTGAATGTAAAGATTGTCCTTGGTGGCAGGACGGGTTTCAGATGCTGCCTTTATCAAAAGTATTGGGTCACGCCGGCGAATTGGAAACCGCCGAGCTTGACAGCACATCCCCTGCCATGGATGAAATCATTGCTGACAGGATTCGTCTCGAGAAATTATACCAGCGGCTGGATACTGTCGTTCCGGATGGCGCCCGTGTTTTTAGGTTGCGGGCTTTGCAGTATTCGGAGCGCGAGATCGCCGAAGAGTTGGGGAACTGTTCCCAATCGACCATTCATTACAGGATCCAAAAAATGGACGAGTTCATTCGTAAGCGCCGTCGCGAACTCGAAGATTTTCTGCGCTGAACGTCGGTTTTGCTCACCATAAGCAGGCGAAAAAAACTTTTTTTCAAGAAATTTCAGATTTTTCGTTCAAAACGGCACCTATCTTTCCAAAGGGGGTAGAGGAAAAACATTCATCCTCGGATAGGAGGGAAACGAAATGGAAGCGACTCGTAAACATCACCACGGAGGGAACGCTGAGGCCATCAATATCCTGATGGAAATCTCGGTGGTATCCCGTCGACTGGCAATCAACCTGGCAAAACGGATGGAAGGAGATAACCAAAATGCGCAAGACAACCAAATGGGATGCCGCTGCTGCCCAGTTGCGGCAATGCGGCGAAAGCCTTATCGGGGCTTCTGAAACACTGCGTGCGCTGATTCATGATGACGAGTGCGATGTGGAAGCCACTCCTGTTCCTGAAGCGGTACCATCCACGCAGCCGCTGACCCTTGAAGAAGTCCGCGCCGTGCTGGGTGACAAATCTACGCAAGGCCATACTGCCAAGGTACAGGCACTTATCCACAAACGTGGCGCGGAGAAGCTCAGCCAGGTGGATCCCGCAGAGTATGCAGCTCTGCTGGCAGAAGCGGAGGCATTGTAATGCCGCCACGCCAGCACGCGGTCCTGTCAGCATCATCCTCGCATCGTTGGCTGCACTGCACTCCATCGGCCAGGCTGACGCAGAAATTCGAGGATCGGGAAACCGAGGCTGCCAAAGAAGGTATCGCCGCACATGCGCTGTGTGAGCATAAGCTCCGGTGTGCTTTGAAGATTCCATCGGAAAAGCCGAGCTCGACGTACGACAGCGAGGAGATGGACTTCCACACCGACGGCTACGTGCAGTTCGTCCTGGAAACCATCACGGAAGCCCAGAAAACCTGCGCCGATCCCATCATCAATATCGAACAGCGGCTGGATTTCAGCTGTTATGTTCCGGAGGGCTTCGGTACCGGTGACTGCGTCATTGTCTCCGATCAAACGCTGCACATCATCGACTTCAAATACGGCGTAGGCGTGTTCGTGGAAGCGGAAAACAATCCGCAGATGATGCTATACGCCCTGGGCGCGCTCCACATGTACGACAGCCTGTACGACATCGAAGAGGTCGCCATGACCGTCTATCAACCCCGGCGTGAAAACATCAGCACGTGGATGATCCCGGTCAGTGAGCTCAAAGCCTGGGCAGAAAACACGCTCCGGCCGAAAGCCATCCTGGCTTTTGAGGGGAAGGGCGAATATACCCCCGGTCCCTGGTGCACCTTCTGCGGGGCTTTGGTCACCTGCCGTGCCCGGGCGGAAGAAATGCTCAAACTAGCGCAGTATGAATTTGCCAAACCGCCGCTGCTGGCAGACACAGAGATCGAAGAAATCCTGGGCAAGCTTGACGCCCTCATCAAATGGGCTGAGGCAATCCAGAAGTACGCGCTGAACGCCGCCATAAACGATGGCAAGCAGTGGAACGGCTGGAAACTTGTCAACGGCAAATCCAATCGTGAATATGCCGACGAAAACGCCGTGATTACAGCCGCCAACGCCGCAGGATATCACAACATCCACCGGCAAACCTTACTGCCCATTACTGAAATGGAAAAGCTCATGGGCAAAAAGAGCTTCCAGACCATTCTGGGCAAGCTGGTCAATAAACCACCCGGTAATCCAAAACTGGTACCCCTGTCTGACAAACGTTCGGAAATCAAACCTGCGAAGGCTGACTTCGCTGAAGAATGAAAGGGAGGAAACCCTATGTCAAATCAATCCAATCCCATGAAGGTCATCACCGGTAACGATACCCGCTGGAGCTATGCCAATGTCTGGGAACCGAAGTCCATCAACGGCAACACCGCGAAGTACTCCGTTGCCTTGATCATCCCCAAAAGCGATACCGACACCGTGAAAAAAATCAAGAATGCCATTGAAGCAGCCTATCTCGAGGGCGAGAGCAAACTCAAAGGCACGGGTAAAACCGTACCGCCGCTGGCCGCACTCAAAACGCCCTTACGGGATGGCGACATCTTGCGCCCGGAAGATCCAGCTTATGCCAATGCGTATTTCATCAACGCGAACACCCCTACAGCGCCGGACATCGTGGATGCTGACTGTCAGCCGATCCTGACCCGCTCGGAGGTATACAGCGGGGTATACGGCCGTGCCAGCATCTCGTTCTACGCGTTCAATACCAACGGCAACCGTGGTATCGCCTGTGGGCTGAACAATCTCCAGAAGATTCGTGACGGTGAACCGTTGGGCGGCCATGCAAGTGCAAAGGACGACTTCGCCACGGCTGACAATACCGATTTCCTGAAGTAACTAAGGCCATGGGCGGCGGAGCAATCTGCCGCCCTATCTCTCATGGAGGTGAATTCTTGAAAACCTTATCTGTCGATTTGGAGACATTTTCTTCCGCCGATCTGCGGAAAACAGGCATTTACAGGTATGTTGAGGCCCCCGATTTTGAAATCCTGCTGTTCGGTTACAGCGCGGATGATGGCGACGTGCATGTTGTCGATCTTGCTCAGGGTGAGCCTATTCCCAACGACATTCTCTCTGCCTTGACGGATGAAACCGTTACAAAATGGGCCTTCAATGCGAATTTCGAACGTATCTGCCTGTCCCGGTATCTTGGGCTCCCCACCGGCGAATACCTCGACCCATCACAATGGCGTTGTTCCATGGTCTGGGCGGCATACCTGGGCCTCCCTCTCTCACTGGCAGGTGTCGGTGCAGTACTCAAGCTGGATAAACAGAAACTGGATGCCGGGAAAGACCTGATCAAGTACTTCTGTCAACCCTGCAAACCGACGAAGGTCAATGGAGGTAGAACGCGCAACCTTCCCGCTGATGCCCCCGATAAGTGGACGCTGTTCAAATCCTACAACCTACGAGACGTTGAAGCGGAGATGGCTATTCAGGAGAAGCTATCTCGTTTCCCGGTGCCTGACTTCGTATGGGATGAATATCATCATGATCAGGAGATCAATGACCGTGGCATTCGTCTGGACATGACGTTGGTGAAAAACGCTATTACTATGGATCAACTATCTCATAACGAGCTTTCTAATAAAATGCAGGAGCTGACGGAGCTCAATAATCCCAATTCTGTCGCGCAGATGAAAAACTGGCTGGCGGATAACGGGCTGGAAACTGATTCTTTGGGGAAAAAACAAGTGGCGGAGCTGCTCGAGGACGCGCCGCAGCCATTAGCTGATGTACTTCTATTACGCAAGCAACTGGCGAAATCTTCTGTACGGAAGTACCAGGCCATGGAAAATTGCGTCTGCGCGGATGGCCGTGCACGCGGGATGTTCATGTTCTACGGCGCCAATCGCACCGGACGGTTTTCCGGCCGTTTGATCCAGTTACAAAACCTGCCCAGGAATTATATGAGTGATCTGAAAGAAGCACGAGGTGTTATTCGATCCGGTGATTACGATACTGCGCGTATGCTTTATGACTCCGTGCCAGATGTCCTATCCGAGCTCATTCGGACAGCGTTTATACCCTATGAAGGAGGAAAGTTCATTGTTGCTGACTTCTCCGCCATTGAAGCCCGGGTCATTGCCTGGCTTGCCGGAGAGGAGTGGAAAACAGCAGCCTTTTCGCGGGGAGACGATATCTATTGCGCCACTGCGTCGCAGATGTTCCATGTGCCTGTCGAAAAGCACGGCGTTAACAGTCATCTGCGGCAGAAAGGAAAAATCGCTGAACTGGCCTGTATCGCTGAAGGTCAGAGGGTGTTGACGCATGTGGGCTTGGTACCAATCGAAAATGTAACCACGGCACACATGCTATGGGATGGTGAAGGCTGGGTTTTTCATCGGGGTGTTATCTATAAAGGAGAAAGAGAGGTTATCGAATATGAAGGGCTTACTGCAACGCCCGACCACCTCGTATGGGTCGGAGGGCAACCGGAGCCTATACACTTTGGAGTCGCCACCTCCAGCCGCGCACATCTTGCGCAAACCGGAAATGGTGGGCGAGCAATACAACTTGGGCAACATAGGGTTTCCAGCAAATCCGTGAAAAGTCGTTCTGGCAGGAGTCGCGTTTATGACATACAGGATGCCGGCCCACATCACCGTTTTACCGTATCGGGAAAGCTCGTACACAACTGCGGATACGGTGGCTCCGTCGGTGCACTGAAGGCCATGGGCGCTCTGGAAATGGACCTGTCAGAGGAAGAGCTCAAGCCGCTGGTGGATGCCTGGCGGGCGTCCAATCCCAACATCGTGCAGCTGTGGTGGGATGTTGACAAGGCGGTGATGACCTGCGTTGTACAGCGGATTCCCACGCAAACACATGGTATCCGGTTCACGTACGAGAGTGGGTTCCTGTTCATCACGCTGCCGTCTGGCAGACGATTGGCGTATGTGAAGCCGCGCATCGACGTGAACCGATTTGGCGGGGAATCTGTTACCTATGAAGGCATCGGTAGCACGAAGAAATGGGAGCGGTTAGAGAGCTTTGGTGGCAAGTGCGTCGAGAACATAATTCAGGGAATCAGCCGCGATATCCTCTGCTACGCCATGCAAACGCTGCGGTGCTGCAAGATCGTTGCGCATGTGCACGATGAGATCATAATTGAAGCCGATCCGCGAATGTCGCTGGAAGCCATCTGTAGGCAGATGGGCAGGACGCCGCCCTGGGCGCCGGGGTTGGAACTTCGGGCCGACGGGTTCATCACGGACTTCTACAAGAAAGACTAATCCACAAGAGGGGCGTTTTCAAACAACGCCTCTTTTTTTTCTCTGTACCTCTTCTATATTCACCTACCAGCGCTTACTGTTGGATCGAGTAGTATAATATTCACTTTTTCTGTCTTTCGCAGTCTGATTCTCGTGTTTATTTGATATTGATTCATGCCTTGTATAAATATTCACTCGAGAGAAAACCTCTCGAATAACCAGCGTTCACGCACTCAAAATGACCGAAATTGCGCTTCTCTCAGGCCACATTTGTGATATTTTTTAAGTTTTTTCAAATTTTTCGTTCAAAACGGCACCTATCTTTCCAAAGGGGGTAGAGGGAAAACTAACCCTCAAAGAAACGGAGGGAAGACCATGTTCTACGTCAAGGCAACCCTATCCCCGGATATCACACTATTCACTAAAGTCCAAAACAACACCGTCTACACACGTTGTCCGGACTGCGGCGAGGAGCTGCAACTCGAGCTCAATGACCTGATTTATAACGATCAGATTGATCTCGACGAGGCCGCCTGTTACTGCATGGACTGCTTTTGTCTGCGCTGTAAGGAGGCGCACAGATGAAAACGTATATTTCGGGTAACAAGGCTACACTCAACCGGGGAACCCCCCATCAAAGCGATAGGAGCGAAAACGCATGAACCAATTCCATCATGATGGTAATCCCAATCCGAACGTAAGCAACACCCTGGCGGAGGGCAATAGTATAGCTCCGGTTCAAATGAGCAACGATGTCCCTGGAATGAAAAAAGTATTCATCTGCTCCCGCTATCGCCCGGATGAACGGCATACGACCCAGGAAGCAGAAAGAAATGCGTGGTATGCCTGCGGTATGGCGATCGATCGAGGCTTTGTGCCCATTGCACCGCAAGTTTATATCCCGCATTGCCTTAGCTACAGCGAGCCGGAAGACCGTGCCATCGGGATGGCCATTGGACGTGAGCTCTTGAAACTGTGCGACGAGGTATGGCAGTGGGGCAAGACGGTGACCGAAGGTATGGCGGAGATTTTGACCTATGCCAGAGAACTCGGAAAGCCGATTCAGGTTTACAACACGATCGGAATCCCGTATGCCGAGTGGAATACGGTGAAATTCGCCGACCTGCTTTCAGCGGAAGAGCTCGCCGATCTCGACTGGGCGGAGCGTACCAACGATATGGCTTTCTACGGTGCCAAGTGGGGCAATGGAAACAGCGGACTTCTGAGAGGGGCAGAGCAGCATGAGCAGCAGCAGATACAACCATGAAGGCTACCACGACCCCACAGCCTATGAAGCGATGACGAATGTCGAACGGGCGGAGCGTGAGGCCAACCTCAGCGCTTTATCACAGACCGTGCCTGGCTACAGGCCTGTAGTGTTCATCTGCTCACCGTATGCAGGGGACGTCCAGGAGAATGTCAGTAACACGCACCGTTTCTGCAAGTTTGCCGTTGAGCAGAATTGCATCCCTTTGGCTCCGCACCTGCTGTTCCCCCAGTTCCTGGATGACAATAACCCGGAAGAACGAGCGCTTGGTCTGCTCATGGGCTGCGTACTCCTGACGAAGTGCGCAGAGCTGTGGGTGTTCGGGGAGCATGTCACCAACGGCATGGCGCTGGAGATCGAAAGGGCGGAACGCCGCCTGATTCCCATACGGTATTTTACAGAAGAATTTAAGGAGGTAAACAAAGATGACCACAACAACTGAAATCCGGAATCCCATTAAAATCGCGGTTTGCAACCGTAAAACGGACCGTAAATACAAAAACCTGGAACTGGAATGGTCAACTCTGAAAGAACGGAACCAGCACCCGATCCGCACATCGGAAACTGTTGAGGAATACCCGAAGCTGTCCAAGGCTCGTCGTGATGAGGCAAAGGACCAGGGCGGGTTTGTCGGCGGTTGGCTGAAAGGCGGGATCCGGAAAAACGGCAATGTTCTCAGCCGCATCGTTGGCGTACTGGATGCTGACTGCATCCCCGCCGACACGGATTTCATTGGACAGGTGAAGGAAACGCTTGCAGAAAAGGAATACTTCATCTACTCCACCCACAGCCATACACCGGAAACGCAGCGCTACCGCGTCGCGATTCTGCTGGACCGTGAGGTGTCCGAAGACGAATACCCTGCGCTGATGCGCATGATCGCCAAACAGATCGGCATGGACTATTTCGATGACAGCACCTATCAGGCCAACCGTATGATGTACTGGGCCTCCTGCCCGACGAACGGCACCTTCGTGTTCGAGGAGTATGCCGGTGAGCCGCTGTCTGCAGACGAGTATCTGGGTATGTACCAGGACTGGAAGGATGTCACCCAGTGGCCGACGTCCTCCCGCCAGTCTGAGGCCATCCGCCGCATCGTCTCCCAGCAGCAGGACCCCCTGACTAAGGAGGGCTTGGTTGGTGTATTCTGCCGCACCTATTCCCCCATTGAGGTCGCTATCGATGCATTCCTCAAGGAGATCTACGCACCCTCCGCCATGATCGGACGCTATGACTACGTGCCCGCGGACAGCACCGCCGGTGTGGTGATCTACGACGACAAATTCATCTACAGCCATCACGCGACCGATCCGGCCTGCGAAAAGCTGCTCAACGCCTTTGATCTGGTGCGTGTGCACAAATTCGGTAATCTCCTGGGAAATGACAGCTTCAAAGCCATGAGCGAGTTTGTTTTGACGCTGGAAGCGGTCAGACGCCAGTTGGACGCCGAACGCCGGGAGCAGGCATCAATGGAGTTCAACACGGATGGGGATGACCGCGCCTGGACCGGCCAATTGCGGTATATGCCCCGCAGCAAGGTGCTGGAAAACAGCGTCTGGAACGAAATGCTGATCCTGAACAACGATCCCGACTTCGCCGGCTTTGCCTATAACGAGCTGGCCAACCGTGTGCAGGTCACCGGGCAAATGCCCTGGGAACGCCCGGCAGACAACAAGTTCTGGCGTGATGCGGATACAGCGCAGATGAAAGCGTTGCTGGACGTGCGCTACGTAACCTTCAGCAGCCGCAACCATGAGGTGTGCTTCACCAAAGCCGCCGACGATCGGCGTTTCCACCCGATTCGGGATTACCTTGACGCGCTCCCAGCATGGGACGGGGAAAAACGCATTGAAGCGCTGTTCATCCGCTGCCTGCAGGCTGACGATACCGAGTACGTTCGCACCGTCAGCCGGAAGACCTTTGCGGCGGCTGTAGCCCGGATCTACCATCCCGGCATCAAGTTCGACTGCGTTCCCGTGTTCGACGGTGCGCAGGGCATTGGCAAAAGCACCTTGTTCAAAGATCTCGTGGGCGACGAGTTCTATTCGGAAACCCTGTCGCTGACCGATATGGACGACAAGTCTGGCGCTGAAAAACTCCAGGGTTTCTGGATCGTGGAGATCGGCGAACTCGCCGGCATGAAAAAGGCTGACATCGAAAAGGTCAAAGCCTTTCTCTCCACCTCGGACGACAAGTACCGTCCCAGCTACGGGAAAACAGTCGAAAGCCATCCGCGCCAATCCATCATCATCGCCACAGTCAACGGTGAGCGCGGATATCTGCGTGACATCACCGGCAATCGCCGCTTCTGGGTCATCAAGTGCCGGCAGTCGGAACAGGGAAAGCGCTGGCAGTTCACCCCGGAAGAGCGCGATCAGATTTGGGCCGAAGCAAAACAGCTCTGGGAAAACGGCGAGACACTGTACCTGGAGGGCGATATGATCCGTGCCGCCGAGGATGCGCAGCGTGATGCCATGGAAATGGATGAGCGCCAGGGCATGGTTGAGGAATACCTGAACACGCCGCTCCCCGACACTTGGGACACCATGGATCTGTATCAGCGTAGGAATTACACCTCCGATAAAAGTGATCCCACCAGACCGGTGGGCAATACCATCCGCTCAGAGGTCTCCAACGCCGAAATCTGGTGCGAGTGCCTCGGACGTAATATGGCGGAGCTGAAAACAGCAGACAGCTACCAAATTGCAACTCTCATGTCAAAGGTTGAGGGCTGGGAGCGTACCAAGGACATGAAACGACTGTCCCTTTACGGGCGGCAGCGGCTATACCGCCGGACTTGTTCTGACAAGTAAATCCAAGGCCAATAAGGCTTTGTAAGGTGCGTGGCAACAAATGAACAACACATTCCCCTTATATTCATAATGGCTTCTACACAAGGGGAAATAGGTTCCATAACCCGCGATAGGAATATAAGGGAATGGTTGTTCATTTGTGTCACCTGTTCCAAAAATATGGAGGGTAAAAATGCAAGCAGAAATGATAAAACCCGATGTTTCTGAGGTTTATATCGCAAGGTGTTACAAGAAATTAAAGGAAATGGACGCACCTCTTGATGGGTGGCACTGCAACGGCGTTACTGATCTGGCGGATGAGGAAGATGTGGAGTGCATCGCCTATGCCACCTGTGAACTCTGTGGCTGCAGTCAGGTGCGGTATGTTCATCACATGGAACATGAAGCGTTTGATGGAAAGCTTGATGTGGGATGCATATGCGCCGGTGTTATGGAGGGCGACATCATCAAGGCAAAGGAGCGTGAGAGGCTTATCGAAAACCGGTATTGGCGTAAACAGACATTCATCCACAAAGGGTGGACACGTAATGGTCAGATGTACGTGCGCCATTATCATTATCAAATCTACAGGATCTATATGGCCGACAGTGAACCACCGCATTATGGTGTGGACTACAAAGGCAAGTGCCGCTGGATCTGCCAAGGGAAGCCCATGTACAGTTTCGCACAGGCTGCTGCCGCGCTCTTTCACACCATTGATCCACCGGTGGAGGTGTGAAGCGTGAGAGAAAAAACACTCGAGCAGAAACTGAAAACAGCAGTGGGAGACATAGGCGGCCTGGCGCTGAAGTTTATCAGCCCGGGGTTGGATGGGGTGCCAGACCGCCTCATCCTCCTCCCCGGCGGGCGGATGGCCTTTGCCGAGGTGAAAGCACCGGGGAAGCAACTTCGGCCGCTGCAGATAAAGCGGAAACGGCAATTGGAGTCATTAGGGTTTCAGGTATACGTGATTGATAACCCAGAACAGATCGGAGGTGTGCTGGATGCAATACAAGCCCCATGAGTACCAGACCTACGCGACCGAGTTCATCCTGGCGCCCCGTCGCCGCCATATTGTTATCCATGGGTCTTGGCAAAAGCGTCATCACGCTGACCGCGCTGTTCGATCTCTGTCTGGACAGTTTCGAGATTGGCCGGGTGCTGATTATTGCGCCCTTGCGTGTCGCCAGGTCGACCTGGCCCGAGGAGATCCGGAAATGGGATCATCTGCGGGGCCTGACCTACAGCGTAGCAGTCGGTTCGGAGGCCGAACGGAAGTCAGCACTGCGGCAATCTGTCAGCCTGCACATCATCAACCGGGAGAATGTGCAATGGCTGGTCGAGCAGAGCGGACTGCCGTTTGACTACGACATGATTGTCGTCGACGAGCTGTCGTCCTTCAAATCCTACCAGGCGAAGCGCTTCCGCAGCCTGATGAAGGTTCGGCCAACAATAAAGCGGATCGTAGGTCTGACCGGTACTCCCTCCGCCAACGGCCTGATGGATCTTTGGGCAGAGTTCCGGCTGCTCGACCTAGGCAAGCGTCTGGGGCGGTTCATCACCCACTACCGGGATGAATTCTTCTTACCGGACAAACGCAACAGGCAGCAGATCTTCACTTACAAACCGAAGCCTGGCGCTGAAGATGAGATCTACCGGCGGATTACCGACATTACGATCTCCATGAAGAGTACTGATTTTCTCCACATGCAGGAGTGTGTCATGAACGAGGTGATCGTTGAGTTTTCCCCCACCGAACAGGAGGTCTACGCACGGATGAAACAGGATCTGATCGTGCAGCTTAGGGATGGTGAGATCGACGCCGTCAACGCAGCGGCGCTGTCCGGCAAACTCTGCCAGATGGCCAATGGCGCCGTATACGGGGAAGATCATCAAGCGGTTGCCTTTCATGACCGAAAACTGGATGCGCTGGAGGACCTACTCGAAGCTGCAAACGGCAATCCCGTACTCATCGCCTATTGGTTCCGGCATGACCTGGATCGGATCCGTAATTGGTTTACAGTTCGGGAGATCCAAACTGGCAAGGACATCGCCGACTGGAACGCTGGAAAGATCCCCGTTGCTGTGATCCACCCCGCCTCCGCCGGGCATGGGCTCAATTTGCAGGCAGGCGGTTCGACACTCATCTGGTTTGGGCTGACCTGGTCGCTGGAGCTCTATCAGCAAACCAATGCCCGCCTTTGGCGACAAGGGCAGCAGAATACCGTCGTCATTCACCATATCATCACGAAAGGAACGATTGATGAGCAGATTATGAAAGCGCTGCAGCGCAAGGACAAAACCCAGGCTGCCTTGATCGACGCGGTAAAGGCCAATCTGGAGGTGGTAGGGTGAGCGAATCGACCATACACAACTGGCAGGAGTTGGCGAATGCCATCATCCTGCGCGCTGTCGAGGATTATCGTAATGCGTATTGCCGGAATCGCTTGCGTCCCCATCAGGCTGAAACCCTGCGGGAGATCCGCAGCATCGAGCAGTTCTTCTGTTCTGCGTGGTTTGAGGTGCTATGCACCCTCGATGGCCGAAAACTCTTGCGTGATCTGAATAAACAAATGGAGGACACCTTATGAGCCCAAAAGAATACCTTTCCCAGGCACGTTGGCTGGATATGCGCATCAACAGCAAGCTACTTCAGGTAGAGTCCCTGCACAGCCTCGCCACCAAAGCCACATCCACATTGAGCGACGCTCCGCACAGCGGAAACCGGAATATCCGTAGGATGGAGGATATCATCCATAAAATCGTCGCGCTGGAAAACGAAATCAATGGGGATATCGACCGGCTGGTGGACCTGAAGCGCGATATTACAGAGTGTATCCAATCCGTCGAAATCATGGAACACCAGAGCCTGCTGGAAAAGCGTTACCTGTGCCTGATGACCTGGGAGCAGATCGCGGCAGAGACTGGCTGCAGCGTGCGCAATATCCACCTGATGCACGGGGAAGCGCTGAAAAAAGTGATCATTCCCGAAAATTTGCATTGAATTTCACTGTTTTACACCCCCATCGGTGTGTTATGGTAAGATCAGCAGAATAGACAAAGGGGCGTCCGTGGAGAAATCCATTGGCGCTCTTTCCTCATCTTCCCTATTATCTTGCTTACTATCCTGTACATTGTCAGGGTGCATTTCAAAGACGAGGTTCACATCATGCAGACAACCGAGCGCTTTGCCAAGGTGGATATCAACACACTCATCCCGAACGCCCGGAATGCCCGTACCCACAGCATGGAACAGATCCTGCAGCTGCGTGCCTCCCTACGAGAGTTCGGGTTTGTCAATCCCATCATCGTAGACAAGGATCTGAACATAATCGCCGGGCATGGCAGAGTGCTCGCCGCCAAGGCAGAGGGTGTGGCCGAGGTTCCCTGCGTATTCGCAGAGCATCTGACCGCTGCGCAGAAGCGGGCTTACATCCTCGCCGATAACAAACTCGCTCTGAACGCTGGCTGGGACGAGGAACTGCTCACCCTGGAGTTTGGTGAACTGAAGGATCTCGGTTTCGACCTGGAGCTCACGGGCTTCGGTCCGGATGAGATCGACAAGCTGTTCGCATCTGATGGTGGCGAAGTACAGGATGACGATTTCGATCTGACCGCCGCACTGGAGCAGGCGTCGTTCGTAATGCCCGGGGATGTATGGACACTCGGCCGGCATCGGCTGATCTGTGGAGACGCCACTGACGCGGATACCGTGAAGAAGCTCATGGATGGGCGTCAAGCAAACCTGGTTTTGACCGATCCGCCGTACAATGTATCCTTCGAATCCTCCAGCGGGTTGAAGATCAAGAACGACAGCCAGAGCGCGGAGCAATTCTATAGCTTCCTGCTTTCGGCGTTTTTACGGTTCTATGAGAATCTGGCCGACGGCGGCGCGTTCTACTGCTTCCATTCGGACTCCGAAAAGGTGAACTTCTTCCGCGCCTGTGTGGACGCTGGGTTCCATTACTCTACCACCTGCGTCTGGGTGAAGAACGCGCTGGTGCTGGGGCGCGGCGATTACCAGCAGATGCATGAACCGGTGCTGTACGCGTTCAAGGATACCGCGAAACACAAATGGTACTCTGATCGGAAACAGACCACGATCTGGAACTTCGACAAGCCCAAGAAAAACGCTGACCACCCGACCAGCAAACCGCTGGATCTGTTTGCCTACCCAATCCGCAATAGCAGCCAGGCTAACGCCATCGTGCTGGACACCTTCGGTGGATCCGGCAGCACGCTCATCGCCTGCGAACAGCTGGACCGCACGTGCTATATGCTGGAGCTCGATGAGAAGTACGCAAGTGTGATCCTGCGAAGGTACGCTCAGGTGAAAGGCAACAATGGTGACGACATCACCTGCGAGCGGGATGGTAAAATGCTGCATTACGCCGATCTCGTTAAAGAAGTGGCGGCGACAGCATAAACTACTTGATTATTCCTCTGAGTCGAGCCAATATGTCACTTAGCAAAGGGAAACCCTTGTGAAATCAGTGTTTACGGAGGAAAACGCAATGGCTCATAATCAATTTCCAACACCCGAGCAGGTTGAGCAGGTGCAGCGCCAATATCCGAAAGGCAGCCGGATTGAGCTCGTTTGGATGGACGATCCCCAAGCCCCGCCCATTGGCACCAAGGGCACAGTCGTCGGAGTCGACGATATCGCGTCGTTGATGGTCGCCTGGGACAACGGAAGCCATTTGAACGTTGCCTATGGTGAGGACATCGTCCGGCGTATACCAATGATGAGTGATACCGTAAAGAAGCAGGCACTCGCTATACGCAAAACAGGGCTGACCAATATGCTGGATACGGCCGCGGTGCAGCGGCTGGCATTCGACCGTGGGTACTACGAACTGGTTGATTTCATCCGAACCGATCAGAAGCGGTACGTTACTTTCATCATGACAGGAAAAGCGGAATAACGATCCTGGGATCTCTTGGACTTCCAAACGGGGGTCCTTTCTCGTTATCACCGAAAGGATGATGTGCATGTGGAACGACCCATCTCCCCGTCAGCGGTATCTACAGAAGCTCGTACAGATGGAAGCGGAGTACAAGACCGCCACGGGTTTTCGCAAGAAGGACCTGCGCAAAGGCATTCAACGGATGATCCGAGAACTGCGGATATACGACCATTATACCAACCGAGATGGGTGGATACGATAACCATTGTACCTAAAAGGAGTGCCTTCCCCGCAAGATCTAACGGAGGAGCCACTCCCGAAAGGGGCTATATACGCACAGTGTATCACGATCCATGAAATATGCAAGGACTGCATAATTCACAAATGATTTTAAGGATAAAGAAAACGAAATAACGCTGCTGATTGAAAGGGGATGATCACCATAGCTAAGGGTAAATATGAAAAGTGGCTGGATGCTGATGGCTTGATCCTCCTCCAGGGTTGGGCACGGGATGGGCTCACAGATGAGCAGATCGCTCACAATGTTGGCATCAGTACTGTTACACTGTATGACTGGAAGAAGAAATTCTCAAAGATTTCTAACGCCCTAAAAAAGGGTAAAGAAGTCGTGGACTTCGCTGTTGAGAACGCTTTGCTCAAAAAAGCGCTGGCAGGAGACGTTACTGCCATGATCTTCTGGCTCAAGAACCGCCGCCGTGACAAGTGGCGCGACCGGTACGACATGCGTACGAATGAACCCGAGCTGCGGAAGGTCGAAGCGCTCATGGAAGGCCTGGATAAACTAGCAGAAGAAGGCGCTGATGACTAAAGCTCCCTGCTTTGTTTACCAAACCAGCGCCATGAGCGCATCTACCTTATCCTGCGCAGTCGTCTGCGTATAAAGGTTTGTGGTCAGGATGCTCTCGTGCCCCAGGATCTGCTGGATGGTCGTCATGGCGACTCCACTCTTGATGAGTTGATATGCAAGACTATGGCGCAGCATATGCGGCGTGACCTTGATGCCCAATGCTGCGCCGTAGTTCCCTAGAATAATTTCAACAGCCCCACGTCCCAGTGGCCCACGCTGCCCAACCAACAAACGGTCTGTGCAAGCACTCCCGCGAACAATGAGATACTCTGCCAATGCGGCAGTTGCCTTTTCGTTCAACGGGAGTGTACGGTAGACACTGCCCTTGCCACGGACACGGATACTGCGCTGTTCCCTCAACGTAATGTCCGACAGCTTCAGCCCTGTCAGCTCACTCACCCGAATGCCCGTCGCCAGCAGCAGTTCGATGATGCAGATATGCAGCATATTGCCGCTTGAAAGGATGCTTTCCCGCAATGCGTGGAGCTCCAGTACTGGAAGTCCCTTGTACTCCGGTTTGTCGCGGTTCTTCGTGAGTTTCACCGTATATGCTTTGGGCAATATCTGAGCATCATAAAGGTAATGGCAGAAAGCGTTCACACTGGCCAGCTTCCGATTGGCAGTGATGACGCTTTTTTCTCGTTGGTTCAGGTATCGTTTGTAGTGGATCAGCGTCATTTCGCGGATGGTTTCCAGGTCTCCGTCGTACCAGTAAAGAAACGCGCTGACATCTCGCAAGTAACTGGTAATCGTATTCTCGCTGCGTTCCAAGCGCATCAGGTAGAGCTGAAAGCCTTGTAAATCATGCATTGTAGCACACCTTTCGTTTCTTTGTACTACGATTACTCACTCAATAGGGGCTCCAAGTCAAGCATTTACTGATTACATAACACTAATTCCGTCATGAGTATCCAAAACCACGCTGAAAAGGGGGGCGCCGGATGGCACTGCTGAGTGAAAAGCAACGGGAATATCGCCGCAATGCCACCCGACGCTGGAATGTCAAGACCGGCGCCACCCGCAGCGGAAAGACGTACGGGGACTACCTGTTGCTGCCCAAACGCATCCTGGCCGGGCATAACCTCCCGGGATTGAACGTCATCATCGGGAATACGCGGGGAACCCTCCAGCGGAATATCATCACTCCGCTGCAGGATCTGTATGGCGGTAACCTGGTCAGCGATATTCATAGCGACAACACGGCAGAGCTGTTCGGGGAACCCTGCTACTGCCTGGGCGCGGATAATGTCCGGCATGTAAACCGCTTGCGCGGCAGCGGCATCAAATACTGTTACGGCGATGAGGTCACGACCTGGCACCCCGATGTCTTTTCCATGCTGAAAAGCCGCCTGGACAAGCCCTACAGCCTGTTTGACGGCACCTGCAACCCGGACAATCCCCACCATTGGTTCAAGACCTTCCTTGACAGCGACGTCGATCTGTACCAGCAAGCGTATAAAATCGACGACAATCCATATTTGGACAGTGCGTTCGTGGAGAACCTGAAACGGGAATACGCGGGCACCGTGTACTACGACCGCTACATCAACGGCCTGTGGGTCGCTGCTGAGGGCAGTATCTACCGGACCTTTGCGGATGATCCAGACAAATTCATCATCACGGCGGACTGGCTGCAAACGCATCCACTGACCACCGCCACCATCGGCGTGGATTTCGGCGGCAACCGTTCCGGGCATGCGTTTACCTGCACCGGGTTCACCCAGGGATTGCGGCAAATGGCGACACTGTCGGAATGGTACCATAAGGGCGAGATCACTCCAGAAAAACTGGAAACTGAATTCGTGGATTTTACCAGGGTCTGCATCGAGAAATTCGGCGCCAGGATCGCGTACTGCGACAGCGCGGAAAGCACCCTCATCCAGGGCCTGCGTGCCGCCTGCATTCGGGAGAAACTGCCGTTGCGTGTGGAGAAGGCGAAGAAAGGCCCGATCACCGACCGGATCCGGTTTCTGTGCCGGATGATGGCCGCTGGGCGGTATACCATCATGGACAGCTGCAAACACACCCGTGACGCCCTCTCCTCTGCCGTTTGGGACAGCAAGAAGCTGGAGGATGTCCGGCTGGACGACGGCACGACGAATATCGACAGTCTGGACGCCCTGGAATATTCCTTTGAACCGTACATGGAATCCATGACGTATGCAGGAGGGTGGAAAACCACGTGAACAAGATCCAGCAGTACCTGAAAAGCCAGGGATACTCGTTGGTGGCATCCGGTTACAGCGACACGATCGGCCAGTGGCTGCATTGGTATCAGGGGTATTTCGAGAAGTTCCACCAGTATACCGTAACGGTCAACAGCACCACGCGGCAATTGAAACGATATACGCTGGGCATGGCCAAAACGATCTGTGAGGACTACGCTACCCTGCTGCTCAATGAGCGCGTGCTGATTACCGCCAAGGGCTTTGGCGCCCTCCCCGGCATTCTGACCGACAATGCGTTTTATGACCGCTGCAACCGGCTGCTGGAATTGACGATGGCCCTGGGCACCGGCGCGCTGGTGGAGTTCCTGTCCGCGGATGGCAAGCCGGTGATTGATTACATCCGCGGCGACATGATTTTCCCCCTCTCCTGGGACGGGGACCGGATCACGGAATGCGCCTTCGGGAGCCGGACCGTGTACGGCAGCGGGAAGGATGCCAAACAGGGGTATTACATCCAGATTCACACAAAGAGCGGTACAGGCCATATCGTGGCCAACGTGGCGCTGGATGATGCCGGCGGGGTGATACCCCTGCCCGAGGGCGTCAAGCCGCAGACAGGCCCCACACAGGCGCCGCTGTTCCAGATCCTGCGCCCGAACATTGTCAACAGCGTCGATCTGAGCAATCCGATGGGTATGAGCGTGTACGGCGCGTGCATCGACCAGCTAAAAGCCTGTGACCTTGTATACGATAGCTATGTGAATGAATACATGCTGGGCAAGAAACGCCTCATGGTACCCCAGAAGCTTTCGCAGATCCTGCTGGAGGAAGGCGGGACGATGCGCCCGGTATTCGATCCCAGCGACATCCTGATCTACGTCTACCAGCAGTCCGAGGAGGGGACGGACGATATCAAGCCGCTGGACTACACGCTCCGTGCCCAGGAACACGAAACCGGCCTGCAGCGGATGATCGACCTGCTGTCCAAGAAATGCGGTTTGGGCGCCGGCCGATACCGGTTCGACAAAACGGGAGTGCCTGCCAAGACTGCCACGGAGATCATCAGCGAGGACGACGATCTGTACCAGAGCGTAAAACGCCATGAGAAACCGCTGGAGCGTGCTCTTGTCGGCATGGTCCGGGCGTTGGCGGAGCTGAGCGGCATGGACGCTCAAACACCTGTCACAATCGAGTTCGACGACAGCATCTTTGAAGATACTGGAACGATCATCAAGCGGAACATGGAACTCGTCACCGCGGGGTTCCGGAGCAAGGCAGCTGCGATCATGGAAATCGACCACTGCGACGAAGCGACAGCTAAAAACCGTCTGCAGGAGATCGCTGATGAGCAGATGCTTCAGCCGGAAACGGTAGATACCCTGCTTTCGGGTGAGCGCGCATGAGGCTGGAAGGGTACTCCGACCCGATCGTCCGGGTCTATGCCGATTGCGTGGATCTCCTGCTGCAGAACATCGCCCGGCATTTCCAGTTCGCCGCCCTGGACCGGGAGGGTGTTTTCGACTGGGAAACCCTGAAGTTGCTGGAGCTCGGGCAGCTGCGGCAGGAAAGCATCCGCATCATTGCGCAGACGGTCGGCGACGCTTCCGGCATGACGGAGCTCGCGCTGGAGCGGGTCATGACACGGGTGCTCGAAAAGAACGAACCCGAGCTGCTCCAGGGTGTGGAGGCAGGGGTCCTGTCCAAGCCTCCTGCCGGGCTGTCCGACTCCATGCGGGGGATCCTCCGATATTACTCCAGCCAGGCGGTCCAGCAGTACAACCTCGTCAATACCGTAATGCTCACCAGCAGTGAAAACGCCATGCGCCGGGTCATCTCCACCGTTGCCAGGACACAGGCAGTTCTGCGGGATATCGCACAGGGCGTATTGAACACCGCGACGGGCGAGGTGGTCACCGGCATATCCGGCAGACAGGCCGCGGTCAGGTCGGCCGTCCGGCAGATGGCGCAGGAAGGCATTGTCGGGTTTATAGACAAGGCCGGCCACCTGTGGTCTCCGGAAGCGTATGTCAACATGGATGTGCGGACGACCGCTGCCAACGTGGCCCGGGAAGCGGTATTCCAGCAGAATCGCGAGTACGGTTTGGACTTGGTTATCGTTCCGGTAAACGCGACCGCACGACCGCTGTGCGCACCGTTTCAGGGAAAGATCATCAGCATGAGCGGTGGCAGCGGGTACACGACCGACCGGGATGGGAACAGCGTGTCGTATATTCCCGTGGGCTCAACCACTTATGGACATCCGGCGGGGTTATGGGGCATCAACTGCCATCATGCGCCGGATCCGTTTGTTCCGGGTATCAGCAAACAGCGGGATGCACCAGCACCGGACGCAGAAGAACGGTATGGTTTGACACAGAAACAACGGTATTTCGAACGCCTGGTGCGCAACGCCAAGCGCGTGGCTGCTTGCTATGACGCTGCCGGGGATACGGAGGCGTTTCAGCAGGCAGCCCTGGCTGTAAAGACCAAAACGTCGCAGTTGAAAGCCTTCTGCGTCCAGAATCACTTGCCTTATTATGGCGATCGAACGCAGGTATACGGCTATGGCAGGAGCCAGGCATCCAAAGCGACATGGGCAGCAAGGAGGTCCCAATGAGAGATACAGAAGCCAGGGAACAGCGAATGGCATTATTGACGGAATGGAAAAACAGGCTGGGGCTTGAGAAATGGCGCATCACCGCGCTCCTCAACTGCAATCCGAGCGAGCTCAGCGAGAACCTGGCCGGGGAAGCCGAGTATCAAGCATCCATCCGGTCGGGAAGTATCCGCATTCTGGCACAGAAATTCCATGAGGACGAGAAGGGCTATGATTTCGAGCAAACCCTGGTACATGAGCTGCTGCATTTGAAGCTTGGGATCTTCTGGGACAACTCCCAGGGAATTACGCAGGATCTGCTGCACCAGACGATTGAGGAACTGGCCATTGCCCTGGTGGACGCAAAAAGGAGTGGAACGGTTCATGAAAGTAACGCTTGAAACCGTAAACGGGCCGGTAACCGCCACTGTGAACGATGGCTTCATCGCCAACGCACAGGTAGACTTGGACGGGGTAGTCACGATCAGTTTTTTTCCGATGGAACGGCCGCCTGACGAGGAAGAAGAACAGCTTTTCATAGGACAGTAATCCAGCGAACAGACGCAAGCCAACCGGCCGGCGTTTTTTTTGTGCCTACGTATGGGCCTTGTACATACGGCGCATACGGCTAAAGCCGGAAAAATACGCCGACGGGCGATAAACGGAGGTAACCTATGAAGTTTCATCATTTGCATTACAACGAAGGCGACGGCGGCGGGCAGGCTGAGACCAAGCCCGAAGCTGCCCCGGAACCCAACCTTCAGCCGGAGGATAAAACTCCTGCAACGAAGCAGCCGGAAGCTAATCCCCAGGAGGCCAAGCCCCAGGCGGTACCTGTCCAGGCCGAGCTTCGACAGCAGCTGGACGCCGCGGAGTTCGCCGATGCACTCATGAAAGCCCTGGATGACCGCACCAGCCGCGCCGAGAAAGGCGTGCTGAAAAGCATGGCCGAGCAGTACGGGTTCAACGAGGACGAAGCCAAAGAAATCATGGAGAAAGCCAAGGCTGAAAAGGCAGCCCAGCTGCCGGAGAACGTGCAGAAGCTGTTGGACGAAGCAAACGCCAAAGTCCGGAAGATGCAGGTTGCCGCAGAGGTCATGAAGCTCGGTGCAGAGCTCGGGCTTCTGGATCCCGACGTAGCCCTGCAGCTGCTGCCTGCCGATGCCCTCAAGGTCAACGCCAAGGGCGAGGTGACCGGCGTCAGGGAAGCCCTGGAAGCCCTGCAAAAAGGGAAGCCGTATCTGTTCGGCGGCAAGGCGGCCGGCGGCATGAAGCAGGGTACCGGTGCGCCGCCTGAAAAGGACGCGAAGTCCGAAATCATGGAGACCATGTACCACAAACAATAATTGACAGGAGGGCCATTGCATGGCAATCACATTAGCACAAGCCCGGGAGCTCAGCGACAGCAAGCTCACCACATCCGTCATCGACGAGTTCCGGAAATCCGCACTCCTCGACCGGATCCCCTTTGACAACTGTGTCAAGCCCCAGGGCGGGAAGACCATGGCGTACGTATACAACCGTATCTCTACTCTGCCGTCCGCAGATGTTCGCTCGATCAACGCGGAGTACACGCCGCAGGAAGCGGTTACCACCCAGCACACCGTCAACCTGAAGGTATTTGGCGGTTCGTTCCAGATCGACCGCGTCATTGCGGAAGACGAAGTCCAGGTCGTCGACCATGTTCTGTTCCAGATCGGCCAGAAGACCAAGGCGACCATCGCGAAGTTCCACGACATGTTCATCAACGGGGATTCCGGCATTGGATCCGGCGCCGAGTTTGACGGCCTGGACAAAGCCCTGACCGGCAGTTCTACGGAGCTCACCCCGACTTCCCCCATCGACCTGAACAGCTCCGGTGATATCGACAGCAACTGGAAGGTGTTCCTGGACAACCTGCGCCGGCTGCGCGCCCTGATGGACGGTGCTCCGACCCTGTACCTCATGAACAACGACATGCTGTCGGTCTTCCAGTCCGTGATGGACCGTGCCGGCATCAACCTGGCATCAAAGGATACCTATGGCAATGAAACGTATCAGTGGGGGCCGTCGCTGGTCATCGCCCTGGGCGACAAGGCGGGAACCTCCCTGCCGGTTATTGAGACCGCTGTTGGCGGTACGACCAGCATCTACGCGGTGCGCCTGGCACTGGACGGCGTGCACGGGGTGTCTCCCGAAGGCTCGAAGCTGGTCAGGGAATACCTGCCCGACATGACGCTGCCCGGCGCGGTGAAGACCGGCGAGGTGGAAATGGTCGCCGCGATGGCGGTCAAAGCCACCCGCTCCGCCGCCGTGCTACGCAACGTCCTGATTGCGTAAAGGAGGATAAGCAATTATGCCCAGAATTTACGCGTCCAATGCAGTCCATGACTGCGACTGGTCCGGGCTGGTTTTCGTCGCCGGCGTGGCCGCTGTCGCTGCCGGGGAGGACACCGGCTTCTTCAGTGACGCTGGTTATACCATTGATGCCAGCAAGCACGCACTGGAGGTGTGGGACGGGCTGACCGTAGCCCAGATCGACGAACTGCTCAACTATTGGGGCGGCACGCCCAGCGCAGCCGACAGCAAGTACACCAAGGTCCGCGCCCTGGAAACACTGGTCAGCGCCAAGATGATCGCAGCCCTGACCGTGGCAAGCGGTACGGCAAGCGTCGGCAGTGGCAAGACCAAGATCACGGTCACGGATCCCGGGACCTCGACCTATTACCTCAAGACCGCGGCAACGAACTCCCCGGATATCCTATACGGTGACGTTCCGTATGACGACTGGCAGGCGCTCACGCTGGTTGCCGGTGTGGCCGACGAGGTCATCCCGAACGATGCTTCCGATGACAAATTCACCGTTGTGCGCGTCACCGCCGCCGGTGTTGTGGACGCGATTGCCAAGGGCAATCTAACACTCAAAGCCTGATGATGAAGATTGAAAGCATTCTCAACATCAACGGCCGTTTCTGGGGCCTGGAGTTTTCGACAGGGGTGGCACACACGGATAACGCTGCCCTTGCCGACAAACTCCGGCGCAAAGGCTACGTCGTGACGGACCAGCAGCCTGAGGCTGAGCAAACTGTGGCCGGAGCCATTAATGTAAAACAAAATTATCCCCCGGCGTCCCCTTCATCTGCGGAGGATAACATCAGCCAATCTCTAGGGCAGCCTGACCAGCCAGTAGCTGGATCCATTAGTAAGGAGCATGAGCTTTCTATAGCACCCTCATCTGCTGCACAAGCGGACACACTCCAAACGGTAAAGCAGTCTGAACATCCTGTATCCAATCTAGATATATCTGTATCCAAATTAGGCCCTCACGCATCCAACACAATAGTGAAATCAGCCAAACCTAGGACTACAAAATCCCGTACAAAGGCGGTGAAACCGCATGCTGCTGACGCAGGCTGAGTACGAAACCATCACTGGTGAAATCGCACCTCTTGCTTTTGATGCCATCCTGGCCATGGTGCAGGGCGAGCTCGATGCCATGACGCTGAATTACTACACCGACAGTATTCTAATGGCTGCCCCGCAGGGGCTACAAGACACGTTGAAGCGTTACCTGGCCTATAGGGTACTCGGCGTCAGCGAAGCGGGCGGCATCCTGGCGGGCATTGAGCAGAGGCCGCAGTCCATCACGGTAGGCAAAGTCAGTTTCAGCGGCAACCATGGCGGCAATCCCGCCGCGGACCGTCTGCTGCCGTTGCTCCTGTCATATACAAACGGCACCATCACGCTGCTGGAATAGGAGGCGTCATTATGGTTCCTCCGATTCCCCGGCAGCTGCTGACACAGACTGCAGCCATTCAAGCCTGCACCGGAACCGACAAATGGAAAGAGCAAACGACCATATCTTACACAGTCCACCATGTGCATCTGCAGGACAGCAATTCCGTGCGCAAAACCGCGGCAAATACCGAAGTGGTGCTACGCGCCATCCTGTATGTGGATGCCGGGCGCAGCACGCCCTCCATTGACTGGCGTCAGCTTTTGCGCAATGCACAGGCGGCCGGCGGGGACGTGAACATCACCATTGACGGTGTGACCTATACCGTGGAAACCGTAGACGCCCTCCCGGATGATCACGGGCGACTGCATCATTACGAGGTGGGGATGACATGATCACCGGCGTCCGGGTTATATTGAACATCCCCAAAATCATGTCAAAGGCAACCAGGCTCTGGGAGCGGAACCTATACGGGCTGTGCGCCACCATCCGGGCGGACGCCAACGAATATGTCCCGGTCGACCAGGGGACGCTCCGGAACAGCAGCTACTATTCCAGCCAACTGGATAAAGGCCTGATCATCTGGAATACGCCGTATGCCAAGCGCCGGTATTACACTGGGCATCCGCGCCGGACTATCAATCCGAACGCATCGATCCTGTGGTGTGAAAAGGCAAAGAAGCTGCACCGGAAACAATGGGACGCCGCCGCAGCCAGGATCCTGCGTTCCCAACGGCTGACAGATTGATTATGGAGGTGCAGCGTTGAGTGTACAAAAGCAAATCCTCGAGGCGGTCATTGCGATGATTGACGATCTGCGCCTGTATGCCGCACTGGACATCGGTCCCCTGCCGGCAAACAACGGGCTGTCGATCGCGCCTGCATCCGGCGGCGTGGAGGAAAACACGCTCGTCCATGGCGGGCAGTACATCATGACGCTTGTGCTAAACGGCAAGCATGCGGGTCAGGCAGCCGTGTTTGATGCGTTGACCACCATTCACGAGCACCTCGAGAAACTATCCGTATATCCCGCCGGAACCAACTGGGCGGTTACCGCGATCAAGTCCGTCGGCTCACCTGTATATATCGACCACGATAATAACAGTTGGCTATATGGGTCCAGCATCCAGATTGATTACATCATAGACTGAGGAGGTTCATACATGCCCATCAAAATCACCCGTAACCTGCTGCGCCAGTATTACGGTATCGGCAGCACACCGACGTATTATCTCTGCACCCCGTTCACGAAGCTCAACGAGGAAAACAACCCGGAAAAGGACGATAGCTCGTTCATCAACGATGTCAATAGCTCACCGTCCATCATCGGGTATAAGAACGGTTTCACCTTTGAAGCCCAGGTCCACGAGGGCGATGAGGTGGTGGACGATCTGGTCGCAATTTCCCGGGAGCAGAAGACCGGCACCAATGCGGAACGTTACATCGTCGACGTCGATATGAACAAGGAAGATAGCGTGACCTCCGGCAGCTACTATGCCAGGAAGTTCAAGGTCGCTGTGGAATGCACACCGCCCGCCGGGGATCCGAAGTCCATCACCAAAATGACGGGCACAATGCACCAGATCGGGGACATCAGTCTGGGGCTGTTCGCCGTGGCAACCAAGACTTGGAGCGATACCGCCTACACCGCGCCGGCTTAACCGGCATGACCGGCATGATGCCGGATCCTTATGGGAAATAACACTCCCCGGCAGTTGGAACCGGGGAGTGTACATGGTAACGTCCCAACCCATTAATCATCTATTGTGATCACCTCAGCGGGGCAATCCGCTTCGGCTGCCAGGGCATTGACCTCTGCATCGTCTGGAATGGGATCCACATAAGCTTCCGCAAACCCATCGTCAGCCATCCGAAATACTTCCGGGCAGGTTTCCACGCATACCTCGCAGGAGATGCTATACCGTAATCTATAACCGTCGTTTATCGTGATAATCCATCAAATTACTTGCATCCGTCAAAGAATTGCAGTATTTCTGCAAACGCTATTCCTGTATGCCCGTTGCTTTTATATGAGCGGAACGTAATCTGACTAAACCCGTTTTCAATGAGATACATCACTTGGTTTTCGATACGCTCCGGATCGGTTTCACCAAAGCGGTCCATGATCCATAAAACTTCGTTGTAATCGCCGAAGAAACCGGAACTGTCCCATTCCCTGAAAATCATGGAGTTATATATGTCTCCGCTGCCAATGTAGAGCAGCTGCGGAATGGATTGATACGTTTTCAGATCGAAGGGATGCCCCATCATCTCCTCGTAATCGCTGATGCCCGCAGGCCATGTCAGCGTTACGCCGTCGGCTTCTTCCACAGGCATGGTTACAAGCCCTCCCATTTGGCCGGCTGCGCAGCCGCGAACAACCTCAGGATGCAACAAAGTAAACCGTTGGGCAAACATACCGCCAGCCGAAAATCCTTCGATGAACAACCCGTCTCGCACTTTCACGCCATGATCGACCAGCCAGGCTTGCAATAGCTCATAAACGCCTAACAACTGCTGGTCCGGGTCTAAATAGATTTCATCATATTGATCTCTGTTATAGAAGATTCTACGGTCGAACCCAATCGGATAGATATCCCCAGGCCGGTGAATAACCGGCGATAATAAAATGTAACTGCTACCGCTTTGATTGAGTTGGCTCAAAGAAGAATTTATTATACCTTTTGTGCACATGATCTGCTGCGGATAGTTGTCAATACTGTCGCCGTGAAGTGCGATAACAACGATATCATAGACCTTGTCAGGATCGAAATTCTGCGGGAACGCAAACATCCAATCAACTAGCGTATCTCCTTCGGCGGTAACGTGATACATGGTTCCGGCCATCATCTTCGTATTCAATTTCTGTAGCGCGGAATACTCAGCGTAGGCGGCCATGGTTTCCTGGCTAATGTCATCAGAGGTCAGCCAGTCTGTGTTTGTTTCCGCCACTGCGAATGATGCGTTTAACAAGATAAACAGAAAGATTGCTGCCACTCGTTTTATGCTCATAAGATTTCCTCTGTATTAAAATGTCGTTCACTCTCCATTACTATTTTTTATCATATGCGGTTAACCATGTCAAACTCTGGTAAAACATATGCTCGGTCAAAATACGCTATCTCGAGGAGGTTTTTTCCATGAAAGAAATCACCCTGCGGCATGAGCAGCCGCAGATCCGGATCGACGGAGTGCTGTTCAACCTGCAAATGTCGGACTATGACATCATCAAGCGGTGCAACGAGATCTTCACCAAGTACCGGAATTACGACAAAAGCAAGCACAGCGTCGACGAGATCATCGCCGACCTGACGGCCATTCGCTCGACCATCGACGCCATGCTTGGTGACGGCGCCATGGCAAAGCTCGCCCAGGGCAAGCCTGTCGGCATTGCACTGGCGATCGAGTGGGTGGCGACCATTGCCAAAGCGCTCTCCGAGGAGTACGCGGAGAATGCCGCAAGGTAAGTTCACACTCTCCGCGCCGGTGCTGCCCGAAACCGTCACCAGTGAGGATGGGAACGAGTATCCGGTTGACCCGGATTTCCGCACCGTCCTCGCCTGCCTGGAACGGCTCGCGGATCCGGACGCAGAAGACCTCTCGAAAGCGCTGTTCGTCGCCGCCCGGTTCTACAAAGGCAATCCCCCGCCGGATATGTGGCCGCTCTTTGAGCGGTTTTTGTTATGCGGTGAAAGTGCTGCGGACGGCGAAGACGATCCCGTGATGGACTTCGAGCAGGATGCGGATGCGATCTACGCTTCCTTCCGCCAGCAGTACGGCATCGACCTGATCCGTGAAAAGCTGCACTGGATGGAGTTCCGGCTGCTGCTGCGCGGGCTGTGCGAGGATACCAAGTTCGGCGAGCTGCTGAAGCTCCGGCAGCTCGACCCGAACGATTACGCGGAGAAGGACCGAGCCAAACTCCGCTCGCTCCAGGACATGGTCGCCATTCATCCGCGGGTCGGGTTGAAGGAAGCGCAGCTACAGGCGGAACTGGACCGACGACTCAGGGCCGGGGAGGATCCGGCGGAGATACTCAAACAACTGCAAGAGGAGGTGTAACTGGTGGCGGACGCAAGCGTGGTCTTTACGACGGATCTGGACGAAACCGGCTTGCGATCCGGGCTGACAAAGCTGAAATCCTCGATCGGCACGTTTGCGAAAGCCGCCGGTATTGCCATCGGCGTCGTTGCGACCGGGCTGGGCGCGCTGGCGAAAACCGCACTGACGTACAACAGCCGGATGGAGCAGTATTACACCTCCTTCACTACGCTGCTGGGCAGCGAGGAAAAGGCCGCCGTCAAAATGGCGGAGCTCAAGGACTACGCCGCGAAGACGCCGTTTGAAATGACCGACCTGGCCAACGCAACGAAAACCATCCTCGGGTTCGGCGTCGCCGAGGATAAAGCATCGGTGGCCATGAAGCAGCTCGGGGATATCTCCCAGGGCAACAGCGAGCGGTTCTCCGCTCTTGCGCTGGTGTATGGTCAGATGGCGTCGACCGGCAAGCTCATGGGCCAGGACTTATTGCAGATGATCAACGCGGGGTTTAACCCGCTGACGATCATCGCGCAAAAAACCGGAGCCACCATGGCGGACCTGAAGCATGTCATGGCCGGGGAAAAGACCAGCGATACATTCAAGGCCCTGATGCAGTCTGCTCAAGCTGAGGTGCAGAAACTGGGCGACGACGCGAGCCAAAGTGCGAAGATGCTCGCGGAGATCGGCAAAAGCGGGCAGGTATCATCCAGCCTGGTGGATGAAGCGATGCAGATCGCTACCAGTGAAGGCGGGCTGTTCTATCAGGCAATGGAGAAACAATCGAAAACCGCCGCCGGCCTGATCTCCACCCTGAAGGATAACGTACAGATCCTGCTGGGGGACGTATTCACGGGCGCTTCGGAGGCCATGAAGCAGCAGGCAATCCCAGCGGCATTGGGCTATGTGGATCAACTTTCCGAGGCCTTCCGATCTGGAGGCACTCCGGCGCTGATGAGTGCCCTGGGGGATGTCATGGGTGATGTGGCAGGCAAAGCATCCGCCTTTGCCCCTTCCCTGGTGAAAACCTCCGTCGGGCTGATCAAATCCCTGTTGAACGGCTTCAAGAATAATGCAACGGTCATCGCCAAAGGCCTGGCGGAAACCTTCAAAGAGGCTGTTCTTGGGCTCCTTGAGATCGCGCCGGATCTGGTCGATGTCGGGCTATCGCTTTTACTGGAGCTCGCGGACAGCTTGGGAGACGAGTTGCCGGAGATCCTGAGCTCGCTTGTCGACGCCGCATTCAACATCATTGTGAAGCTGGTCACAAATGCACCGAAGCTCCTGGCTGCCGGAGCCAAACTGGCACAGGGGCTTGTGCTGGGCATGATGAGCGCCCTGGTCACCCTGATGGCGGATTTTTGGAATCTGCTGCTTGGCGATGCCGACGAGAAAATGAATGCCGCCATGGCCGCCGTAGACGCCAACATCCGGCCGGAGATCTCCGAAGCGGATCAGCAGGCCATTACGGATGCCATCAACGCCGGGATCGAAGCGGCGGACAAGGTTTTCGACATCCAGGCGTCGGTGGATACCGATATCGATGATTTCACCACCGAGCTTGATGCCGTGTTTGCGGATGACAAGTTTACGAAAAAGGAACTTAAAAACCTGCAAAACACCCTCAATGGGCAGGTGGATGACGCCATCGCGGCGGCTACGGCACATGTCGAGGAAAAGCGCGAGGCATACAAGCAAACCCTGCTCTCGCTGGTCGATGATAATGGGCAGCCCGTCTATACCGAAGCCGCCGCCGAAACCCTGGCCGCCGTTATGTCGGAAAAGACCGCAGAGCTCACCGCCGAGCTCGACCAGGCACGGTCCGATCTCAATACCCTCCTGAATACGATTTATGCATCAAAGACCGATCCGACGCAGGAGCAGCTGGATAACATCAACGCGCTGCTGGAGCAGATCGGTGTGCTGGAGGTCAAGCTCGGTACGCTGCAGGATCAGGCGGTGCAGGTCGCCCTGGCCAAGACAGGGCGCGTGAAGCGTGGCGAGGGCACGACCGAGGATTTCAGCGTCGCCATCGGGTTTTCTGGGGAACTATACCGGCAGCAGACGGCAGAGATCAAAGCGGACGCGGACGCGCGGCTGGCAGCCCTGCAGGCTATCGTAGACGCCGACGGCGCCACCCAGGATACCATCGACGCAGCTTATGCGCAGATGGATACCGTGTATGGCGAGACGGCATTGGCCCATCAGGCAGCGGTACAGTCCTATAATGACGAAATGCTCGCCCTGTACAACGGCATGGCGGAGCAATACCCGGATGCCGCCCGGACGATCTCCAATATCGCGGATCTGTCCGGCGCTCTGAACGAGGTCAGCTCGCTCACGACCACGCTCGGAACCATGAACGAATTCGATCCTACACAGCTGTCCTCGTTCCTCGATAGTTTTCAGGCACTGTACACCGATTTCTACGGCATGGATATTCCGGTGGGTGACATGGAGCGGCTGTTCGATCCCTTCACTTTTGCGACCACCGCGTCAGAGTTGCTGTCCACCTTCAATGACGACATCGCCGGGCTGATCGAGAGCAACGCGGCCGGGCTGGATAACAACCCCATGATACTTTATCTCCAGACGATGCTTGAAAACGGCAGCTTTGACAACCTGGACATCACCGCCGTGGATGGTGCGTTGCAAGATGCACTGGAACTCATCGACTTCGTCACCCGCGGGGAAGAAGCGGGCACACAGCTGGTGGAAGGCGTCAACGGCGGCATCGGGGAAGCATCTGAAAATCTGAGCGAGGATGACATCATCGCGCTCCGGGAGGCCATGCTCAAAGCCATGCGCGATGTGTTTGGCATCCACAGTCCCGCGGAATCGATGTTCCCGATTGGGGAGCAGCTGGTCGAAGGCATCCTGTTCAGCATGCAGGAACAGATGGGGAAAGTCGAGGATATGGGCTCCTTTATTGTAGACGCCATTGTGGCCGGGGTTCGGCGCAACATGGCTCTGCGGGCGGCTATCCTTGCCATACTCACTTCTGCAGCCGCAGCCGCCAGGGGACCTGCCTACAGCAACGGGTTCGGCGTTGGCGCGGCGTTCGGCAGCGGTGTTTTGGCTGGCATACAATCCATGGCTGCAGCGGTTGCGGCCGCGGCGGCTTCCCTCGTGTCCTCCACCGCCAGCGGCGCGAGACGGGCTGCCGGCATCCACTCCCCTTCCACACTATTTCGGGATACGGTCGGCAAGCTCATGGCATCCGGCGTGGGCGTCGGTTTCGTGAACATGATGCAGTCCTCGGTCATTCCAAGCGTCCGTAAAGCGATCACCACGGCCGCACAAGCCGGCCAGGATGCGCTGAACGGTACGCTGCTGGGCAAGGTGCAGGCGATCTCCGGGTTCCATATCCCGAGCTTTGCCGGTTACAACAACGCCATTTTGAAAGGTTCCCTGGTCGGCGGAACGAGCTCCGTGGTCAATAACAACAGTAACAAAACGATACAGTTTACGCAGAACGTCACCTTTGAATCGACCATGCAAGCACCGGACGAGATTGCGAAGGCGCTCCGGCGGCAGGCCGGGTACGGATTGGCGGGTGCGAAGTAAGTGTGAAACCCAATGAAAACAAGAGGGCCCACGCAGAACGTGAACCCAGCAGAACGCTTCCATCCATATATTACCATGCGGCCAGGAGGATTGCAACAATTTTAGCCTATGATCACTTTACGATTTGTGCGCAATGACGGGCAGGTGTTTTCCGTCACGGATACCGTCTGGGGCCTGATCGGCGCCAAGGGGCTGGACAGTCCGGAACTGACGGTTTACACGCAGAAGGCCGCCATTGGCGACGGGGATCTCGTGACCGGTTGGCGTGTCGGGGCAAGGGATATCGAATTCGAGCTCAAGGCGAAATCCCCTGCCCTGAATGACGTCCTGCGCCGGGCTGCAACGAGCTATTTCCGCAGCTGCAGCACCTATGACGTGTATGTGTACCGCTACGGGAACACCCGCTACGCGCCGGCCTGTTATCTGGAGGGCTTCGATATTCCGACCGAAAAGCTCACAATCCCGATCACCCTGAAGCTGGAATTGTTATGCCCTGAAGGATACTTCCTGAGCGCGGACAGCTTTTCCAAAAACATCGCGGGGATCATCGGACGCGCTGGCTGGCCGTACATGGCGCAGGACACCTACGGGCGGATCATCGGGACGTACTCCTTTGCCACCACCGTATACCTGGACAACGACGGTGACGCGGAAGCGTATTGCAGAGCCGTGTTTACAGCCCGCGACGACGTCACCAACCCGAAGCTGATCGCCGGCAACGGGTACGTGCGCATTCTCGGCACCATGAGCGCCGGCGACGTCCTGATCATTGACGGCAGAACCAAGGCGGTGACCATGAACGGCGTGAACATCTCCAACCAGCTGGACAAAGCCAGCGATTTCAGCGGCATCACGTTTGCGATCGGCACAAACAGCGTCGGGTTCAACGCGGACATCGGTAGCAACGTCCTGGATGTGTACATCTACTACAACAAACGGTACATAGGTGCATAGGCGAGCGTACGTGCAGTGCACGTTTTGCCAGCGGCAAAAGCGAACCGGAGCACGTTTCCGAAACGAGCAGGCAAACGAGACCCGTGCAGCCTGCGACGATTGAGGAAGCCAGAGGTAAACCATGGAACTATACGGTTTAAATGATAATTTCACGCTCATTAAAACGCTCCGCTGCACGAACATCCAGTGGAACCGGCGGTATTACGAAGCCGGGGATTTCCAGCTGGAGCTTCTGGCAAGCGACTGGGATGCATCCATCGCTTACATCTACACCCACCAGCGGCCGGAAACCGGCATGGTACAGAAGATCGAGACCGAGCACACGAACAAGGGGGATTTTGTGTTGGTCAGCGGGTTCTTCCTGGAAGGGATGCTCAATTGGAAGATCACCCATCCCAAGCACTCGAGCACCGGGAATGTCTGTTCTGCCTGCAAGGGCCTCGTCACCTCGCTCATGGCCGATACCGGAGTAACCGCAGCTTCGGAACCGGATATCGGTGACAGCGATTCGTTTGACAGTGAGAACGAGCCATTGGGCGACGCCGCCTATTCCGCCCTGAAAAAACAGGAGCTCAGCCAGCGGATCGTGTTCGATTATGACACCGAAATGCTCTTATACTCCATCTGGCAGGGGCTGGACCGTACGCAAAACCAGAGCGTAAACACGTACGCTGCCTTCGCCCAGAACTTCGGGAACATCGACGACCTGAAATTAACCCAGGACACCAGCGATATGCGAAACTATGCCGTCGTGCAGTACACGCTGGCTGACGCTGACGCGTTCCTGGAACTCGACCTGCGGGCCGGCAGCGAAACCAAACGGATCCTGTTCATCCAAAGCCCGGTATCGCAGGAGGAAGGGCAGTCTGACGCGGATTACCAGGCCGCCGTGGAGTCCGACGCCCGGACGCAGATGGAAGAATACGAAGCGGTCCTGAACCTCGATGCCGACGTTCTGCAGCGCAACATACTCTACCTAACCGATTACGACCTCGGCGACAAGTGCGATATCCGGGACGACCGGCTGGGGCTGGCATTTGAAGCGCGGATCATCGAGATCAACGAGGTCTGGAAGAACAACGAGCACAAGGTCGGCGTCCAGTTCGGGAACAGGATCCCAACCGCCTACAGGAAAGGATATTAACCAATGGCTATGATCTCCTGGCCGTTTGACTCGACGGTCACCTACGACGGGCAAGGCAACCCGATCTATACCAAAACCTACAGTTCGGATGTACTGGCAAGCATTCTCCGGAAATATTTCCGCAACGGCGTGTTCACCGATACTGAGGACTGCTTTCAGGTGCTGGAAAGCAGCGGCATGGACATTTCGGTCAGTCCGGGGCACTGCCTAATCCAGGGACGGCATGGGTATAACGAAGTGTCGAGTGCGCTGACGGTCAGCAATGCCGATCCGGCGCTGCCCCGCATTGACCTGGTCGTGCTCCGGCTGAACCTCGGCGTCAGCGCCCTGAGCATCGAGCTGTTCGTGGTAAACGGAACAGCAGCTGTTTCCCCTATCTCACCCGCCCTGACGCGCAACAGTACAGTATACGAGCTCGCGCTGGCGGAAATTTATGTAACTGCCGGTGTTACGGCAATTACACAGGCGGTCATTACGGACACCCGGCTCGACAGCGACAGCTGCGGGGTGGTGGCATCTATCATCGGGGATACGGATACCAGCACCTATTACGCGCAGATCGCCGCGGATCTGGCTGAGTTCAAAACAAATGAGGAAGCAAACTTCCTGGCCTGGTTCGCCACCATCCAGGACCTTCTGGATGAAGAGGTCGCGGGCAATCTGCTCAACCAGATCCAGGCACTAGAAACCAACGTAACCGTCAACAGTGATGCTGCTCCGGCGCTCGGGACGCTGGCGCACAACGGCGAGTATCGCTGCACAAACGCTTCTCCAGCCAGTGCCCCAACGATGACGATCGGCGCCATCTCCTCGGTCAGCACGCAGTTCTGCGCCGTCGTGATCTTCAAGGCACCGGATGAAACGCCGCCCGTGGTCACGAATAACAGCGGGCGTACCCTGAAGTACTGCGGTACGGACGTGAAAAATGGTGTTTTT